GAAACAAATATTACACCAAATATGTATAAAGTGTTATTATCAACTTTTAATGCTTGGAGTGATAAGGAAATTCAAATACCAATAGATATTTATAATAAAGTTGTACCAACTGAAAAATTCAATACAACATTTTTAAAAGACGAAAATGTTTTAAAAACAGGAAAACTAAAAAGCAGTCAAAATTTTTTGCAAGGGATGTTTAATTATTCCTCGTCATACAAAGCAGTTTGTTGCATAAATTACACATATTATATGTGGAAAAAAATATACCCTGAATCAAAATTGATTATTGAGCACATGGAACATTCGGATGATTATGTTTTAATTATTTTGTACGAAAATAAAGAAGAACTTGAAAAATTTAGAATATTACAAAAAATAATGATGAGATTACATGGGTATAATGATAGTGATAGAAAAACAAGTTGTCAACCTTTTTTAATGGAGTTTGTATCTCAATTATCTTTTAATGGTGTTATGTTATATCCTCAAATAAAAAAATCAAAAGAAGTAAATTTGTCATTACCATGCACAGGGTATGTAACAGATATGGAAGCAGCAATTTCAAGAGTGGGGGAATGTGCAAGAGTAGGTTGTAATCAAAGTTTCCTTTATTTTTTCCAAAGATTACATTGTTATGTTGTTGGCGAAGCTTATTCAATATTACCAAATATGCAAAATAATTTTAATAGAAGTTATAAACAATTATTGGATACTCCAATAGAATTATTCGGATTACCGGATGTTTCACCTATTTTTTCATTATATTGCAAAGGAAATGGTAATAATTTTAGAATCTATAATTATGTTTCTAAAAAAATTATTTATTTTTTATATGATAATGCAATGAGAAATACTATGGAAGAAGATTATATGACAGAAAACATAGATTATAAATTTTCATTAAAAAGACCAAACTTTTTATATGAGGTGTTTAATAAAACAATTTCAAATTTAAGAAAATCAATTAATATTTCAAATGATCAAATAAAAGAATTTTGGGAGAATCACATTTCATATAAATTTTTAAAACCAAGAAACCAAAAATCACTTATTTTATGGATAAAATGTATGTTTTATAATAAAACTTTTTTAGAAGCATATGCAAAAACAAGTAGGGCTATGATGACAATGAGATTATCTAAATTTGTAAAAACAAAAATCATAAAAGATTTAATTAAAATAGAGGATTATAATAAGAACATTTTCATTGTCAGGAAAAACGCTCTAACAATGAAAGAATATTATGAAAAAACAATGAAAGAATATAATAATTATATTTAAAAGAGGAAAGTTTGAAGGAAATTCAAATATTCAAAATTACAACCAAATGTGACCCTACATATAGTGCAATTTATTCTATTATGGATAGTTTAAATATAATAAATATTAGAACAGAAAAAGAAAGAACAATACAAATTGCAACAAGAACACCGATAAAACTCAAAACAATAAATATACAAAATGAACCAAGTATATTATTACAATATTTATATAAGAAAGAGGATTTTATTAATGATAAAAGAGTGCTCATTTCAAAGGAATCTTTGGAAAAAGATGTGATGGAAATAAAAGAAAAAATACCAACATACTTTATTGAAAACAAAAACACAATGAATATTCTTTCTGTTTACAATGATCTAATGATAAACAAAGACAGAAGAATAATTATGTTTGGATTTACAAGACATATCACAACATTACCAGAATCAATACTAGAGGTATTGTCATATAACTTTTTGCCAGGAAACATTTTAAACATTTCATTCAATAGAATTATTGATATCATAGATCCTTTTACAGGTAAAATAATTTATTCAAAAGGAAACAGATTAACACCTGATTATTATAGACAAAGCTGTGAAAACATTTGCTTATTATATGTTTATTTAAAATATTGTTGTCAATATAGTGATTATAATATCATGGAAACATTAAATCAAATAAAATTTGAAATAAGAAATTTGGAAGGTAAAAGTGAATATTTGTTATTTAAGGAAGTATTGAAAAAACTAGATAATTTTTATATTAATAATTTTAATTATAATTTAGAGGACAAAAAAATAATTGGGTTTTTGAGAGCAACTTTATTGGGAGAATATGATGTTTTGGATGAAATAGTTTCATCTGTATACTCTTTTACCTATAAATACATTATAAAAGATAACCCTATTGGTAATAAATATTTAGGACAAACATTATTACAATTTACTTATTTTAATACAACATGTAGAACTTTTTTTGAAGAGAAGACACATTCAGAACCATTGTTAATCGTTCAAAAACATTATGATAGTCTATCAAATATACTGTATAATATTTCAATTAAAATGACAAGAGGAATGTCAGATGAAGAATTTGAAAAAACAATAAACAAAAAGAGAATGATAGAACTAAAATTAACAGATATAAATAATTTTAAAGAATTTAAAGAAAAAAACGATATTGTAGCAGCCGTTATTGATAAAGGTGATTATACAGAAATACAAAAAATCGAAAAAATATCCAAAGATACAAAGATATTACCAATTTTTATAACAAAAACTACATTCAAAAGAGGTGGCGATATTGGCTTTGACTTCAAATTAGCTAGACCATCGATAAATGATAGTTCATTAAGCATATTTTTAGGAAAATCAAAATTATATACTTTGCCTTTTTGGAGATGCAGACAACATCCAAACATGGTAGTTGAAAAAGATATTATTGTCGAAAATGTATATTTATCTGAAATTTGTAAAAATTCTTTAATTGAAAAATATTTAAGAGATGAAATGGACAAATATGTCACAGTTCAGAAAAAAGTACCACAAACATCAAAAGAATTGAAAATAATTTTTGAAAAAATAATAACAAAATATAAAATATATGACATTAATTGGGATACAATAATCAACACAAATGCAAATTATTATGAAAAACTATTAAAATCAGAACCAATTGTGAAGGAATACTATGAAAGAAAATATTTAGTAGAAGAACAGGCAGAATTAATACCTATAACAACAACAGACAATAAATTGATTTTTATAAAAGAAAGCGATAATAACAATATAACAGAAAAAATAGAACTTTCAATTGATGATTTATTAAAGAAAAATGCTTCAGAATTTGACTTTGGAGATGATTTTCTTGTTGAGGATGAAGAAGAAATAACACCCACAATAATAGAAGACGTTCTTGATGATATTCCTATTGTTCTACCACAATATTTAGGAAAAGAAG